AATGTGCGGGTAGTTAGCGAAGACCCAGAGCCATTATTACCGTATTCTATCGACCCACAGCCGTATCCCATAAGAATTTGGGCTTAATAAGGAATCACCATGCCCTCTACCTTCTCCCCTAAAGGAAATAAAAATGACTACATTTACATGGTCAGTAACGAGTATGCGAACACTGAGTAACATTGAACCTGATTATGTTGTAAGTGTAAATTGGGCATGCTTAGGCGTAGATGGTGATGTTACGGCATCAATTGAAAGTACATCTAGCTTTTCTCAAAATGCAGAAAGCGTTGGGTTTATACCCTATGCAGATTTGACAGAAGAAATTGTGCTGGGCTGGGTGCAGGATGAGCCAAACGTAACAATTAATACCGAGGCTTGCGTACAAGGGCAAATTAACTCAATTATTACCCCCCCGGTTACACCACAAGACACACCATTGCCTTGGGTCAGTTAAACTAAAATAGCGGTATAAAGGGAACTAACATGACCATTAATTACACTACCTTATTAGGTTTGGCTCAGCCCGTTCCTGGGACAGAAGCCAACACTTGGGGCACAATTGTTAACGAATCGTTGACCGCGCTCCTCGATTCGGCAATCGCGGGGTCTACTACATTTAGTGTAACCAGTGGTAATGTGACTCTTAGCGATAATGACGGCGCAGCGGACCAAGCTCGCTCGGCTATTTTAATCCCTACGGGCACGCCTGGCGTGTCTCGAGATATTACTGCGCCTTCTCGTTCCAAAGCCTATATAGTCCTTAACCAATCCAATGCCCCTGTGGTCATCAAAGGCGCTGCGACAACTGGCGCCACCGTGACGGCAGGAACAAGCGCAATAGTAGCGTGGAATGGTGTTGATTTTGTTTTAGTGGGGTTACTTGGACAAACCGACTCTGCAACCCCTTTTGAAACATCTTTTGGCTTTGAGGCTGGGAAGGTTAGTACAGGGGCTAATAATTCTTTTTTTGGTTATCAGTCAGGTAAGGCAAACACTACAGGTGCAAGTAACGAGACTCACGGTTATCAAGCTCTTTACTCTAATACCTCTGGTCATTCAAACTCAGCTGTTGGAACACAGTCTCTTTACTCTAATACTACAGGTGAGGGAAATGTTGCGATGGGTATTTCTACCCTTAATTCCAACACAACAGGGGATTACAATACCGCCATAGGGTGGGTTTCACTTCTAACAAATACAACAGGAACACAAAATGTCGCAGTAGGGTACCTCACCGCTAGTGACAACACAACAGGCATAAATAATACGGCATTGGGTGCGCAGGCGGGGGGCATATCAACAGGCAGTAACAACACTGTTATCGGGCGCGCAGCACTTGCCTCCTCACTCAGTGTTAACAATGAAATCACTATTGGCAATAGCTCAAACACAGTCATACGATATCCCCATAACTATTCTACCGTTGCGTCTCTGCCTTTAGCCACGATTGGGCGCGGTTCGCGGACCTTTGTGACTGATGCCTCTTCCCCTACATTTGGCTCCACGGTTGCGGGAGGCGGAGCGATATTTATCTCTGTATTCTCCAATGGCACAAATTGGATTGTGGGCTAAAGACAACTAAGATGACTGAGCAAGACCGATGGAAGAACAGACGAAAGATGGCTTGGATTACTTTATTATCTGGAGTAGCCTTTCCTCTTTTGATTCTATCTACTGAGTCAGAGGTCTTGGGTCAGATTGCACTGCCCTTTTACGGGTTCGTGATGGGCGTTGTGATGACCTATATTGGTGCTGCAACATATGAGGATACTAAAGGAGTCGCAAGTGTTCAACCTAAAGACAACCGTGATAGCCACCATAGCAAGTCTAGTAATTGGAATAGCCAGCGGATGGAGCGCAAACGGATGGAGACTGAACGCAAAGATTGACCGTTTGATGTCAGAACAAAGTCAAGCCTTAGTGCAAGCGAGCAAAGAGGCTCTAATAGAATCAGCAAGACTTCAAAAGGTAAAGGATGATGCACTCAACGTTGCAAACGATCTGGCTCAAAAAAACGCTGATGCTGCCAATCTTGCTCGTACTGAGCTTGAGCGGTTGCGCCTCGGTCTTGCCGATAGTACCTCCATCGCCCGTGCTACCTGCGCCTCCACCCGTAACCGCGCCACAGCCCTCTCAATCGTATTCGAGCAGTGTGCAACAAGACTTACAGAAGTGGCAAAAGAGGCTGACCAACACGCCGTTGATAGCCGAACCTGCCACGCTGCGTGGCCCGCGAGCCGATAACTGATGCTAATCACCCCAGAACTACTGCGCGTAGTTACAACCTCTGAACTAGCGGACACTTGGGCAGATGCACTAGATGAAACCTGTGAGCGGTTCGAGATCAACGATCCGTTTAGGATTGCAGGGTTTTTAAGCCAAGTGGCCCACGAATCGGGAGGCTTTAAGTTTGTTAAAGAGAACTTGAACTACTCCATTGCGAGCCTCATGCGGGTGTGGCCCAAGCACTTTCCTACTATTGAAATAGCACAACGGTACGCGAGAAACCCAGAGCGGATCGCGAACCGCGCTTATTCCAATAGGATGGGTAACGCCGATGAAGCGTCGGGTGACGGGGCGCTATATATTGGTCGCGGACTCATGCAATTAACTGGCAAGAACAACTATATTGCGTACTCAACAGCCTGTAAAAACACAGCTACATTTGAGCCAAGTATCGTTGAACAACCTAAGTATGCATCAGAGTCAGCAGGATGGTTTTGGAACGTAAATCGATTAAACGCGCTCGCTGATAACCAAAATGTGGTAGGCATGACAAAACGCATTAATGGAGGTACCCACGGGCTTGATGATCGCCAGACTAAGTACGCTAAGTTAATAGACTATTTTAGTCAAGATGGGCTAAAATGAACGTCAAAATAAGGTCATAATATGCCATATATCCGTCTAGCACTACAGCCTGGAATTGACAAGCAAAACACTGAATACGGTGCTGAAGGCGGGTGGACGGATGGAGATTATATACGCTTTCGTTATGGTTTACCTGAGAAAATAGGGGGATGGAAATACTTCGAACAAACCCCTGTGAACCTTATTGGTCTTGCTACAGACGCTTTTACATGGAATGCGCTTGATGGTGCAGCCAGCCTGATTATTGGAACCAATCGAAAGCTCTACGTTTTCAATGGTGGAACTTGGGGAGATATAACCCCGATCCGCGCTACGTCAGCCGCGGGTGACGCAACATTTGCTGCGGTCAACGGTTCGCGGATCTTGACAGTTACCCAAATAGCGCATGGGGCAATTACAGGGGATTTTGTTACCTTTAGTGACGCCGTGTCGCTTGGTGGGGTAATTACCGCTCCTGTTTTAAACCAAGAGTATGAGATTACGTTAGTGACGAGCGCCACTACATATGAGATCACCTCTCCTATCGTTGCAAATGCATCTGACACAGGAGATGGCGGAGTGGCAACGATTGCTACTTATCAGATTAACACAGGCGCGACTATCGGTTATGCGGACTTTGGCTGGGGCATAGGTACTTGGGGAACTAATACTTGGGGTACGCCTCGCGATTCAAGCGCCTCTATCAATATAAACCCTAGAATTTGGCAGTTAGATGCATACGGAGAAGATGTGATCTGTCAGGCTTTAGACGGGGGTATCTACTTATATGATACTTCTTTGGGGTTAGGAAATCGAGCCACAGCAATTGCAGGCGCTCCCACGAAAAGTAAATATGCACTTGTTTCTACACCCGACAGACACCTTGTTTGTTTTGGCACGGAGTCTACCATTGGTGTTCCCGCTACATTAGATCCGATGTTTGTTAGGTTTTCTGATCAAGAAAATATTAATGAGTTTGTTGAGTCTGCGACCAATACGGCAGGGGGTCAGCGGTTAACGGACGGCAGTACCATTATTTCAGCTGTACGTTCGCGTGGTCAGATATTGATTTTCACAGATACCTCTCTTCATGCCATGCAATATGTAGGGCCACCTTTTGTGTTTGGCTTCCAACAGCTAGGCGCTAACTGTGGGTGTTTAGGGTCTCATGCTGCAGTAGACGTGAATGGTATTGCCTTTTGGATGGGCCCTGAAGCGTTCTACATGTTTGATGGTACGGTTAAAAAAATGCCATGTACAGTACAAGACCGCGTCTTTAAAGACATTAATATTGTCCAAGGCATAAAGTTCCATGCTGGCGTAAATAATCAATTTAATGAAATTACATGGTGGTATTGCTCTTTTACGTCTGATTATATTGATAGATATGTAACATATAACTATTTAGAAAATGTTTGGTCAATTGGATCCATGGCCCGCGGTACGTGGACCGATGTCGGAACTTATGATAAACCAATCTCTACTGAGTACTTAGAATTTAGTCAAGAAGACTCCCTGACCACGATTCAAGGATTGACTGCAGGCAGAAGTATTGTC